CAACCCATATTAAACAAAAGACAAGAGACAGGGCAAATTGATGCTGCTGAAATGTTAGCTTCTGGTAATGTAGCAGATGTAAAAAACATTATAAAAACAAAAGGTGAAATACTAGCGTCAGATCCTACAGATTTTGATATGGATCAAATTTACGAAGCAGCAGACATATTACACGGCAAACTAAAATACCCAGACGACTTACCAGAGCCAGACAAAGGTCTGCCGTGGTTAATGTTAGGTAGTGCTTTAATTAAATCTGGTACTGAAGGAGAGGATTGGGGCACAGCATTGAGTGAAAGTGCTTTAGCTTATTTTACAGCTAAAAAATCTGGTGAACTACAATATAAAAAAGAATTACGAGCTGAGGAGATAGCAAAATATCAAGACTACAATAACTTAGTAATGCAGTTCGGTATGTTAGACTTTAAAAATAAAGCAGCAATCAACGCAGCATTAAGGAAAACAAATTTAGAAGCTCCTAAAATGTATGATATAAGTAACACTGGTAATTTTATCGATAAATCAACTGTGCCTTTATCTGATGCAGAATTTAATTATTACGCTGGGCGAGAAGAATTTCAAGGAAAAATAAGACCTGCTAAAAATGCAGATGTCCAAGCCATGAGTATTTATTCTCCTGGTGGTGGAATTAGTCATGTTTTAATAGATCAAGATAGTATAAACGCTTGGGATCCTGCTAAACAAGGTGGGGCGACATTGAGAGAAGGGCACAAAGACCCAACAAATTTAAAATTGTACAACATTTTTAAAGACGGAGAAAAACAACCACAACGTTGGTTAACACCAGCAGGAATGGAAAAATTAAATAAAGATGGTTTCACTACAAGTTTTGCTCCAACTTCAGGCTCACCAAAATATGTTATCAATAAAGAATCAGGTGAAGGCGTTTTTGTTACCGACCAACAAATTTTAGATAACCCTGATCTCTACATGGATGATTCAGGTATAAGTATGTTTATAGGAGCAGATGGAACAACGGAGTTTACTTCAGGTAGTGCAGGTTTGCAGAGACAAAGAGAAAGAAGAGGAACTAAAGCGTATGATGATTTAGTAGAAAAAGCCACAGGCATTCAACAAGCAACTACTAACTACTTTACTTCGGCAGCAGAAACAGACCGTATACTCACAGATTATTTAACAGCTAATCCTAACCAACAAAACATACCTTTTAATAATTTAGTTGGTGCTGCAGCAAAAATAGGAGATTCTCTTAGAATTAATTTTGAAGGCTTCCGTAATGCTTTTACTGAGTATGGTACGTATGTTGTAGACGGTAAGCAAGGTGCTTCTATAGATGAGATGAGAGCCAAAGTTCTTGGTTCTGAGGAGTTTAAAAAGTTTTTAGGAACAGAAGGAAACCGCACAGGATTAGCTAAATTTTTTGAAGACGCTGGTGTAGTTGGAGATGCATTAGAAGCAGCATTATTTGACTTAGCTTTAGTAGGTGCTGCAGCTTATGGAGGAAAAGGTACTACAGATTTAAGGGCTATTTCAGATAGAGAAATGATTTCTTTTGTTGGTATTCAAGGTGGTAATGCTAAAACATTACAAGCGTTTATGGAAATAAGTAATAGTTTTAGACGCAAAACGATAGCAAGAAATAGAAACAGTTTAAATCAATTAATCAAACCTACTAATTTACGAAAAATTACAGACGCTAGTGGTCAACCAGATAAAGCAGCACAAGATGCTTTAATAGCAGACGTAAATAAAACATTAGCGGAACTTAATAAGTACGAAGAGTTGTACCAAGGCACTTATGTGTACGGTCAAACTAGGACTGCTAGCGATTTTACAAACACAAACACATTTGTGGCTGATGCAAGCGGTGAAGAAAATGTTCCTGGAGTTGTAGAATTTAATGCTAGGATAGGTATGGATAGCCCAGTTGGAGTACAGTATGGGCTCACTAAAGATTATACTTTATTAGATAGTAACCCGATCATGGGTACATACAGAGATATGATTAATAAATACGAGTATTATTCTAATGATGATCAATATCTAAGTAGCTATTTTGATCAATTAAAACTGCATTTATCCGAAGAGGAATTTAATGCTTTTAGAATTTTTTACAACAAAGCACAACAAACAAAAACAAGTAATTAATAATGGCACAAAATGATATTATAGATATTGATGAGGTAATAGACGAAAAACTATTACTTCAACAACCTATACCTACAGCCCCCATGGGCAGTGGTCAAGCGACCGTGTCTCCTGGATACTATGGTCCTAAAACACAAAAAAGAGAATTACTTTCTCCTGACGTAAAAAATTATCTATTAGATAAATTTCCTAATCTCAGCCCAGATACTATAGATACCATAGTTGGTGCACCTAATAGTATGAGAGACAGATATTTAAACTTAAACCCAATCGACGCTGTAAGAGATCTCATACGGTTTGGTACTCCTGGTGATCAACCACTTAGGAAAGACCAACAAGCATTCGGTTTAAATTTAGGCGAACTCTTTTCTCCTCGTACAGCTGAGATAGACGCTGCAGAACGTGCTGGTATAGAAGTAGACAAAGGTGCACCGTATCAAGTACAAAAAGATGCAGCATATTTACCAGCTGACCAACGAGACAGAGGGTTAAAAGTTTTATTAAAAGAGGCTTACCCTAATGTACCGTTAGAAGATTTAAACATACAACTAGAGCCACGTACTAATAGAGTAATTTACACAGACCCAGAAACTAATACTAAACAATTTGTTTCTCCTCCAGGTATTGATTGGGCAGATGTTACAGCAGTTATGCAACCTTTATCTTTAGAGATTGCAGCAGGATTAGCAGGGTTTGGTTATGGTAGTTCGGTAGGTAGAGTACAGGGGGGTGGTACTGGAGCTGTTTTAGGTTTAGGTGCTTCAACTGCGATGACAGACAGTGGATTTTTTCAATTAGCAGGTACAGCAGCAGGTGCTACAGCTGGTACGTTAGCTGCACCACTAACTTTTACGGTAGCTGGCGAGACCATGGCTCATTTCTTGTGGCGATATCAAAACTTGAAAGGTTTAAAAGAACGTGGCGTATTAGACGAAACCTACACACCTGAAAAAATAATGCAGACAGCTATGGATGATTCTAAAGTTGTGGGTGCTTGGTCATTAGGTGGTAATGCAGCGTTTGCAACTTTTGCTAAATTTATGGGGGCTAACCCTATCAGTATAGGTATAGACAAAGAGACTTTTAAAAACGCTTGGGAAACAGCTCAAGATATAAAGACGGCTGGTTCAGGTCCAGCAGCACAGGTAATTGATACTCTCACAACTCCACAAATAATGGGGATGAGTGATGTAGGAACAACAGGACAAAGAGGTATACTACAAAGAGAAGTAGATTTGTCAGTTGATTCAGCAGTGGACGTTGAAAGACAAATGATTGGTCAACAAAATGTTATAAATAAAGGATACGACGATGTTTTTGAACAAACTGGGGTAGATCCTGTTGTACTTGATTTAGGTGATCCTGTTGTATTAAAACAAAGTTTCGGTAATAGAATTATAAATGATGTTGACTTAGAAGATATAAAAAACTTACCTACAGATGAAAAAGCTCTAGCTTTTAAATTAAAAAGTGCTATGAATCGAAATGAACCAGAAGCATTGTTTGATGAAATATGGAAAGATGCTAGAATAAGTAATACACAAACGTTATTAAAAGTTTTACCAGAAGATTCTATTGGTGAATTTCAAAAATTAATCTATAGAGACTTTGTGGAAAAAGGCAGCAGTAATCCTGCAGCTATAGATAAATATCTCAAGCAACATGGAGAGGGTTTAAAAGTTGTGTTTGGTGATGAGTTTGTGGACGGTTTAAAAACATACAATAAAATCATTAAGGATATAAATATCGAATCTGTCGGTGGTAAAATAGGTGATGATGAATTAATGAAAGTTACGACAGGTTTAGCAAGGGCATACGTCGGAATCTTTACTCGTCCTGGTAGGGTTATTACTGCTATTAATCAAGTAAGACGTTCTGTAAGGAAAGGCAGTTTTGAAGACATGATTTTAAATCCAGAAAAACTATACAAAAGAATACAACGTGGGGAACGTTTAGAAAAAGGTGTTATAGCTCCAGAAATTAAATTATTTGGTAAAGACGGTCTTATAGATTCTGAATTTAAAGTTGCAGCTAGAGCATTAGCCAGATTTTATGGACAAGAAGATGGCACTACTAGTAAAGCAGAACCAGACCAACCGAGTGCGTTACCTATAGACACTCCTGACGTGAGTATAGATTTAGAAGGGTTAGATTTAGAAGGGTTAGAAATGAACAAAGGCGGTAGCCCACTAATAGAATTAAAGTATAATTATTAATATGAGTATTTACGATAGATTTAAAAACCAACCCCTAATGCGTATGCAAGACGGTGGTTCACCATTAACTAGAGAACAAGCTGCAGAAATACTTAATATGTCTAAAGAAGGCATTCCTATGTTTTCTGGTGACGGATCTTTTACTACGCCTAGTATAGATTTAGGTGGTGGTCTAGGAGCTATTCCTGGAGTTACTTTAAACTATAACGACATATTAGCTGGGTTAAAAGACCAAATGTTTGGTATACCAACCGTGTTTACAGATCCAGTTGAAGATCCAGTTGAAGAGGAAGAGGTAGTGGATGAAGTTGAAACTATAGCACCAGTTATGCCTAGTGCTCCTGTTGAAGATCCAGTTGAAGAAGTAGTAAGTGATGAAGTAGCTACTGAAGTAGTTCCATCTCCAACACCATCTCCAACACCAGCTCCTCCAGTAGTAGATACATCTGGTATAGGTAGTTTACCTCAAGTTGTCCTTCCACCAGCAGCAGCGGAAGATATGAATTTGATTACAGGTACGGACGCTGGTCTTACTGACGAAGAGATAAATTCAGTTGTTAACCCAACTTTAACACCCACCACAGGCAATGATTTAGCTAAACTTAATCAACAATACAACGACACATTTTTAAAATTCTTAGTTCAGAATGATGAAGACGCACAAGCAGCAGCACAACAAAATATGCCTGTGTATAATGCTTCAAGCCCACAAGGGCAACAATCTGGTTTACAAGCAGGGGAATACATAAGCCGACGTGCTCAAACACCTAATCAACAAGTAGCTAACTATGGAAATAGTCAAGGACAATACGGTATACCGAATGTTTCTTATCAAAACACATACTCAACACCTGCAGATGTTCAATTTCAAATGGATAATATATTTGGTGGTGGTTACTCAAACAACATTAAAAACCAAAACTTCACTAACCCTTACCAACAATATGGTAATTTAATGTTCCCTGTTTTTGGGTCAGGTGTCACTTCTCTTGTGCCACAAGAAGCTGTTAATGAGTTGTATAAAGCCTAAGTTAACCAATCAGTAATACGGTCTTCGCCTAGAACTAAGCTAGCAATAGATTGTTTCTTTCTTAATGCTTTCACTATTTTTTCATCAACAGTTTTTTCACAAACAATATCTATATAAGTAACTTTATTGGTTTGACCAATACGATGAGCACGGTCTTCTGATTGTAAACGTTTTTCTAAATCATAGTTGTTGCTATAGTACACTACCGTGCTGGCAGCAGTCAGTGTAATACCGTAGCCACCAGTTTGAGTATTACCAACAAAAAATCTTAAAGGGCTGTCTGGATTTTGAAACTCTTCAATTACCCTTTCACGTTCTTCTTGTTCAACTCCACCGTAGTAAGTTCCTACTGAATTATTACCATAAAGTTCTTTTAAGGTTTTTTCTATACGTTGTATATCGTATCTATAATTTGCCCAAATAATCATCTTTCCATCTGTTTCTTCTATAATAGACAGCAATTCTGGAAGCCTCTGAGAAGATATTTCGGTAGTAACTCCGTCATCGGTTACTGTGAATCCACATGAAATTTGGTGTAAACGTATGATTTGCGTTATGACATGGTTTATGGTTACAGTCTTAGAATTTTTTAATAAAGTAACAGAAAACCTTTGTAATTCTCTATAGGCTTTTACTTGATCAGGTGTCATTTGTATTTCTCTACGCATATACACTTTTTCTGGTAGATCTAAGCAGTCTTTCTTTAGAACTCTATGGCTAAATTTTTCTAAAGTTTCATTTAACTCTTCTAAATTTTTATATCCTGCTACAAATTTGTAGGTTCTACCTTGACCACGTTTTTCTATTAGGTCTGCGTATCTTGCACGGAAAGAATAAAAACTGCTAAAGCCTAGTATTGCTGGATCTAAAAACATACATTGACTATATAAATCTAATGGGCTTTTAGTTATGGGTGAACCTGTTAGGATTCTTTTGTAGTGTGCATACTTACCTAACCTAACACAATTAGCTGTGCGTTTTGCTTCTGGGTTTTTTATAGTTGTGCTTTCGTCTATTATAAACATAGTTTTATTGTGTTGTATAAACCTACTAGCATACTGACAACCTTTTTTAGTACTAAAAGCGTCTATATTCATAACAAGTATTTTTAATTTAAAATCAAATTCGAAAAGTTTTTCCATTTCTTTTTCAAACTTCTTAGTGTGATTACTTTGCCACTTAACTATGTCGTGTGTTACATGGTCTGCCATGTGTGTGGGTATTTCTTTAGCTATCCAATTATTGTATACACCTTTAGGTGCAACAATTAGAACATTGTAAACTTTTGATTGACCATACAAATGAACAAAGTTATCAATAACAACTTTAGATTTACCACAACCCATCTCCATAAAGAGAGCATACTCTTCTCTATCCCAAGATTCAGTTAAGGCTTGACGCTGGTGATCATAAGGATCAGTCTTAAATATAAATTCTGTCATTTGTCTCGTTTCTTATATATAACTATAAACTACTTCTACTTAATTCTAAAATACTATTACGTGTTTTATGCCAATAGGTAGTCAATAGGTTTTGCTAATACCCCTTGACGCCTTTAAATACCTAGAGTTACAAAAGTCCTATTACTGCTATTAGCTATTATTAGCGTTTTTTAATTTTTAAAATAATTTATTTCTATCCACCATATATAGTAATAGGTATTTATTTAACATAAGGCTTTATTTTTTAAACCATCAAGCGTATAGTTAATTTACTTAATTATTTTATTAATAAGTAATTAATTATTCATAGTTATCTCCCGTGAATATGGGGCTACTGTAAAAAGTAGCCCAACTTTAAGAGACAAGAAACAAGATGACAGTACATGTAGTTCAAAAGCCAAGTGCTAATAAAAACATTCTCTCTGCCGCAAAGTATGGGGAGTTTGAATTTGTATTAGGTGATTACCCTGATTTAATGTTCAGCCCTGGACCAACTGTTAGTATGGTTCGTAAAAAACTTAAAGACTTTTCCGATGATGACTATTTACTATTAATAGGTGATCCTGCTGCGATAGGTATTTGCGTACACTTTGCTTTACAAAATAATAGAGGTAGGGCTAAATTATTAAAGTGGGATAACCGAGAACATACATATTACTGCGTGGAGGTAACTACAAATGTTTGAACCAGAAGAAAAAAATATAAATGACACTAGTTTAAAAGACTTAACTAGTCGTTCAGAAGAGTTAGGAGAACTCTTATCTGAGTTTGCTGACTTAGAAGAACAAATGGGTAAGTTAAAAGCTAAGACTAGAGAGTTAAGTGAAATAATAATACCCAATATGTTAAATGAATTGGGGCTAAGCGAAATTACCCTTAAAGACGGTAATAAAATTACCACTACAACATATTATTCAGCACGTATCACAGATGAAAACCGTGAGGAAGCATTCGATTGGCTTGATGAAAACGGCTTTAGCGATATTATTAAAAACACAGTTTCAGTAAGTTTTGGCAGGGAAGAAGACGACTCTGCTAAGAAGCTCGCAGAAGAGCTGGAAGATAATGGGTTTTCTACCGCACAGAAAAAGTGGGTAGAGCCTATGACTCTAAAAGCGTTTGTGCGGGAACAAGTGGAAAAAGGCTCTGACCTGCCTTTAGAAACTTTCAATGTTTACATAGGTCAGAAAACTAAGGTAATAAAAAAATGAGTAATGAAAAAAGTGAAAACGCTATAAGCGAAAAGAAAAACACTAGTGTTGCTGTGCCGTCTGCTTTTATAGAAGACGCCAACAGTGGACTAGAAACATTAACTGCCGAGGATATTACTATCCCTCGTTTAAAAGTACTACAGGCTATGAGCCCAGAAGTATTAAAGAACGATGGTAAGTATGTCGAAGGTGCAAATGCTGGTGATATTATAAATACCGTCACTAGTAAACTCTATACAAACGATAATCCACTGGTAGTTTTACCTGTGGCTTATAAGCGTTTATTTTTAGAGTGGGGACCAAGAGAGTCTGGAGGTGGGCTAGTAGCTCAACATGAAGACGCTAGTATCTTGTCTAAAACTACTAAAGATAATATGGGTAGAGATATGTTGGAGAATGGTAATTATATCCAAACTTCAGCTACGCACTTTGTATTATCAATACACGAAGACGGTAGTTACGACAATGCGATGATAGCTATGGCTGGTACTCAGCTGAAGAAGTCTCGTACTTGGAACTCTATTATGGCGAGTATAAAAATGCGTTCGGGAGATAAAGTATTTACCCCTGCAAGTTATAGTCATAAATATGTTATGAAAACTAAAGCTGAGTCCAATGACCGTGGAACTTGGTTCGGTTGGAATATAACTATGGATGGACCACTATCGGAAGAAGACATGTTCTTCTACCAAGCTGCAAAAGACTTTGCAACAACTGTGGGTGATGTGAATTTATCACAAGCTAATGATAGCGAGACTACTTCAGAAGCACCATTCTAGAATAATTTAGTTAGACAGGGCTTGGGATTTATTTCAGTCTTGCTAGTGATGCTGTAAGGTGGGAAACCTCCAAGTCTCTGTCCTCCAGTTAAGGCTTCCCACCGCACTAGCTTATTTATTATAAGGAGAATCTGTTGAATTTAACAGAACAATTTAGCTTACTATTCGAAGGCTCAAAAAGAGCTCACGGTACTTTTACTATTAATAGTGAAAACACAGGTCAGAAGCAACAAGGTATTGCTAAAACAATAAAAACAATCGGAGCCAATTTAGACAACTGGCAATCACACTTAGAAGGAACTCTTGGATTGGGTATCATACCTATCAACGAAGACAACTTAGTTAAGTGGGGTGTGGTTGATGTTGATACCTACCCCTTAGACTTACCAGAATTAGTTAAAAAGGTAGAATCTTTTAAAGTACCTTTAGTAGTATGTAGAAGTAAGAGTGGTGGTGCTCATATCTTCTGTTTTACCAATGATTGGGTAAGTGCTGGGGATATGCAGGACAAACTTAGAGAGTTAGCTGCAGGTCTTGGTTATGGTGGTGTAGAAATATTCCCTAAACAAAGGGAAGTCCTAGTTGATCGTGGAGACATAGGTAGTTGGTTGAACATGCCATATTTTGGTGGGGAAACCTCTATTAGATATGCCTTTAGTGCTAAGGGTGAGTCTTTAACACCAGAAGAATTTATAAACTTTGCCAATAGTCGTAAGGTAACTAGCGAAGAGTTACTTGAACTTTCTGTGCCTGAAGTAGAGGAAATGGAAGGTGGACCACCGTGTTTAAAAACTTTATTAAAACAAGGTTTCCCTGAAGGTACTCGTAATAATGGATTGTTTAATGTGGGTGTCTATTTAAAACAATCTTCCCCTGACCAGTGGCAAACAGATATAGAAGAATATAATCGTAAGTTTGTTCAACCCCCCTTACCTGCTAAAGAGGTACTAACCTTAATCAGTACTCTAGATAAAAAAGAGTATAACTATAAGTGTGGGGATGAACCCATACGCTCTTATTGTGACGTACAAAAGTGTAGAACGTGTAAGTTTGGTGTGGGTAAAGGCAATACTACTCCAACTTTTTCTAGCTTAGCTAAGCTAGACTCTAAACCACCCCTGTGGTTCTTATCAATAGATGATAAGAGGCTAGAATTAACTACAGAGCAATTACAAAATCAAACTAAGTTTCAACGTAGTTGTATGGAGACCTTAAATATTATGCCCCCTAGAACTAACGAAAGGGCATGGCAAGCACAAATCCAAACACTAATGGATAATGGTATGGAAATAATAGAAGTAAGCACAGACGTATCACTAGACGGTCAGTTTATGGAATTATTAGAATCTTTCTGTAGTGATTTAGCACAAGCTAGCACAAGAGAGGAAGTTTTATTAGGTAAACCATACACAGAAGACGGTAATACTTTCTTTAGAATAAAAGATTTAAAAGAATACCTAGTTAAACACAGGTTTACTGAGTTAGAAACCAATAAAATTGCTAGTAAATTAAGAGACCTAAAAGCTAAGCATGTTTTCTGGAATTTAAAAGGTAGAGGTACTAACGTCTGGTTTATACCAGAATTTGAATACAGGGATGAAACATTAGACGCCCATGACTTTACAGAGGATATGTTGTGAGTTGGAACATAGTTCTTGGACCACCTGGAACTGGGAAAACTACTTTCCTGCTTAATAAAGTTGAAGATTTATTCCAAGAAGATATACAACCATATGAATTAGCATACCTTGCGTTTACTAAGAAAGCTGCAACAGAAGCACTAACTCGTGCGGTTGCTAAGTTTGACTATGAACCAGATCAATTAATATATTTCCGAACGATTCATTCGCTTTGTTATTTTTGGCAAGGACTTACTAAGTCGGATGTACTAGACCGTAAAGACTTACGAACATTTAGTCAATTGGTTGGGGAACGTATTAACTCAGCTTGGGACGGTGAAAATTTAATGGCGTTAAATAGTTTAGGGGACAATATGTTATTCCTAGAAAACATGGCACGTAATACCTGTAAAACTTACCGAGAAGCTTGGAACGTGGCTCAGGGTGATTTGAGTTGGATTCATTTTGACTGGTTCTGTAGTAGCTACAATAATTTTAAACAAACAAACTTTCTAAAAGACTACACTGATATGCTTTCTGGGTTTATAGACTTTGATACTCGCCCACCTTTAAAGGCTTTAATTGTAGACGAAGCTCAAGACTTATCTGCTTTACAATGGAAGTGTGTGCATAAATTGGCTCAAGGTTTAGAACACGTTTACATAGCAGGGGACGATGACCAAGCTATTTATAAATGGGCAGGTGCAGATACAGATCATTTTATAAATTTAGACGGTAAAGAAATATATCTGGAACAAAGTTACAGAGTACCTAAAAAGGTTCATGATGTAGCTCTTAATATTGTTAAGCGTATTAAAAAGAGAAGACATAAAACATGGATACCTAGAGAGGATGAAGGAAGCGTTACCTACCATAATAGCTATGAGCATATAGACTATAGCGAAGGAGAATGGCTGTTTTTAGCAAGAAACAATTACCTATTAAATAATGTAGAACAACATCTCAGGACTTGTGGGTTCTTCTATACTAAGAATAATAAACCTTCTGTAACAGAAAATTTATTGAAAGCTATTCTGGATTGGGAGTCTTTGCGTAAAGGAGAAAGTATAGAAGCCATAAGAGTAAAGAAGATATACGGTTACATGAAAGCAGGTAAAGGAGTTAAGACTGGCTTTAAAACTCTTAAACAGGTCGACCCAGACACATTACTAGACATTAATCAATTAAAGGAAAGCTATGGTCTTATGGTTGATGGTATTTGGCACGCTGTGTTTGATTTAATAGGGGATTCCCAAAGGGAGTATATTATATCTTGCTTGCGTAAGCACCAAAAAGTAAATTCTTCAAGAATTAAGCTGAACACTATACACGCTACTAAAGGTGGAGAATGTGAAAATGTTGTGCTTTTAACAGACATGGCTACTAGAACTTTTGATGAATTATACAAAAGCCCAGACAACGAGTGTCGAGCGTTCTATGTTGGTGTAACAAGAACTAAACAAAACCTACACATTATTCAAGGGAGAACTAGAAAAGAGTTTCAAGTTATGATTTAACTTTACTTTTACTAAACAAGTAAAGTAAAATTTTATATAGGAGATAAAAATAAATGAATATATTTTATGTCGATAAAGATCCAGCTAAAGCTGCAATCTACCTACCAGATAAACTAGTAGTTAAGATGCCTTTAGAAAGTGCTCAAATGTTATCTACGGTGCACCGTGTTTATAACGGTGATGAGTACTGCGACCTATTGGGTCTTTATAAAACTGCTCACCTTAACCACCCTTGTACTATCTGGGCTAGGGAAAGCGTTATGAATTATAAATGGCTTTATATGCATTTTGTAGCTTTATCCCATGAGTACAATAGACGGTATGGTAAAGTACACGCTAGTTATCGTAAATTAAATGATAAACTAGCAGAGGTTCCTACTCAGATACCTAAGTATAAGTTTTATCCACCAGCCCAAGCTATGCCAGACCAGTATAAAGACCCTAACCCAGTTAAAGCCTATCGTAATTATTTAATTAACGAAAAGCATTACGCTGAGTGGAATAAGTGCACACCTAAACCATGGTGGTGGACTAAAGAGGAAGTAGCATGAATCATGAAGAAGTACAAAAGTTTTTTAATTATCTAAATGAACGTCATATCATATACTTACGTCGGCAAAACGGTGTAGCTTATCCGTGGACTAGTGATGCTATATTAACTGAGTATAGTTTTTGTAACGTGTACCGTGAACTAGATAGAGTTACAGAATGGATACGAGTTAACTGGCGAGAGCCTTACGCTGACCATCCTAATTTACCTTTTGCTATGGCTATGGCTAGACAAATCAATTGGCCAGACACTTTAGAAGAGTTGGGTTTTCCTGAGCACTGGAATCCTGAACGTTTAAAAGCTATAATGCAAGGTAGAATGAACAGAAAAGAAAAAGTTTATACTGGTGCGTACATGTTGACAGGCACTTTAGGTGGCACTAAAATAGAACAAACTATAGATAAAATACTAACACCGTTATACAATAACCACCCACCTATGATAGAAGACTCATTAGAAGAAACATGGCGAGGGTATTTAAAGCATGCTGGTTTTAGTGGTTTTATGGCTTACGAGGTAGTAACAGACTTACGACACACTAAATGGTTAGAGAATGCTAAAGATATTATGACGTGGGCTAATCCTGGACCTGGAGCTCAGCGTGGCTTGAATAGAATACATCATAGAGATTTAAATAAAACAATTAAAAAAGAACAACTAAATAGTGAGATGAAAGAGTTATTAGATTGCTCTCCTGATTATTTACAAGGACATATGCTACCACTAGAAATGAGAGATATCGAACACTGCCTTTGCGAGTTTGATAAATATGAACGTACACGTTTGGGAGAAGGCAGACCACGTGCAAAATATAAGGTAAATAAATGAGAATATTTATTCCCACAAGAGGAAGAGCAGACAGCCAAGTGACCTTGTCTTTCTTTCCTGAAGAATTACGCAAAGAAGTCACATTAGTTGTAGACGAGCATGAAAAAGATTTATACTCTAAATATGATTGTAAAATTATGGTGTGTGATAACACGGTTCATGATATAGCTACTAAGCGTAGGTTTATCCACAACAACACCGATGACAATAAAATAGTTATGCTAGATGACGACTTGCGTTTTTATATTCGTAAAGCTACTAACGATTGGCATTTAAGATACCTAGAACCAGAGGAATACCCTGCGTTGTTTGGGTTGTTAGATGTGTGGCTTGATGACTATGCTCATTGTGGCGTGAGTGCTAGGGAAGGTAATAATAGAGTAGAAGCTCTCTCAGTAGAAACTACTAGGTACATGAGATTACTAGCCTACAACTTAGATAAATTTGATGGCATAGAACTAGCAAGAACTAGAGTTATGGAAGATTTTGATATTAATTTACAACTTCTTAAAAAGGGATATCCTAGTAAGATAAGTTATTACTATGCACAAGGACAAGGTAGTTCTAATGCAGCTGGTGGCTGTAGTGAGTGGCGTACCTTAGATGTGCAATCAGAGGGGGCTGAGTTATTGGCTAAGCTACACCCAGAAGTAGTGACAGTAGTAGAGAAAGAAACTAAGACAGCTTGGGGTGGAGCTATCCGTAAAGATGTAAAAGTTATGTGGAAAAAAGCGTTAAAACAAGGAGCAGCAAATGGCGAATTATTCTGAAATATTAGAGGCGTATAAGAAGAGGTTAGAAGGAGAAAGAGACACAATAAATGTTACACTAGACATTTTATTAACCAACCCAACTGTTATATCCGAACACACAAATTTAATCACAGAAGTAGACAAACTGGTCGGGACAATGGCAGAGATAACAGACAAATTAAAAATTGTTAATTTTTTAATCAGTAGTAGGAGTAAGTAATGTTAGTTATAAATTGCAGAAATGTGAATGACGGTTTTATAAAGGGGCTTGATCTATTAAATCAATTTAAAGAAGACGTTACGACTAGTAGAGGAGGGGATGTTATAGAGGTTCCTGTTCCTGTTACAACTGTTTTCGGTAATCCACAGGAAAGGGTTCTATTTGAATCTATTCGTAAAGCTAATCCTTTTTTCCACTTTATGGAAAGTTTGTGGATGCTTGGTGGTCGTAATGATTTAGATTATGTGGTTAAATACAATAAACGCATGAAGGAGTACAGCGACGATGGTGTTGTTTTACATGGTGCGTACGGTTATAGGTGGCGAGAACATTTTGGTGGCGACCAACTAGAATTAGTTATCCAGAGACTGCAAATGGATCCTAGTGATAGACGTTGTGTTATTCAAATGTGGGATCCTGTGGTGGATTTAAATAGGGCTGGTGTAGATGTACCTTGTAATACCTGTATATATTTTAAAATAAGAGATAATATGCTACACATGACTGTTAGCAATAGATCAAATGATATTATTTGGGGAACTTTTGGAGCTAACGTTGTTCATATGTCTATGCTTCATGAATATGTTGCTTCTGCTATAGGAGTGGAGACTGGCTTTTATACACAAATTAGTGACAGTTTTCATGCTTATGTAGATGTGTTTGAAGACATGCATGCCAAATTAGAAGCACAAGACGCATTCGATTTTTGGAGCATGAAAGAAAGTTTAAATCCCTATGATAATAAAGCTATAAATCCCTACCCTATGATGTCAGTTGACTCTCATACTTGGGATACAGATTTAGTTGCATTTTTAGACCGCAGACCATTTGAACCTATGGAGTTTGTGGATGATTTTTTTACCGACGTCGCCTGCCCACTGCAGGACGCTTGGTACTGTTATAAGAAAGGAGAGTACGAAGAGGCGTTGGTTGAAGTTCAAAGGTGTGAGGCTACTGATTGGTGCACCGCTGGGTTTGACTGGCTTAATACATCAATTAATAATAAGGAAAAGTAATGCCTACAATACCGCAGTGGTCTTATAGTAGACTCAAAACATTTGAAGGGTGCCCAAAGAAAGCAGAGTATGCGTACATACAGAGAATAAAAGAACCTGGGAATAAAGCCATGGACAGAGGAAAAGACATTCACAAAGAATGTGAAGAATACATAAGAGGTAGGTATGATGAAATACCTAAAGCCCTACAGGATTTTGAAGAAGCCTTTGATTTATTAAAGGACATGCATTTAAAAGGGCATGTACTTTGTGAAGGAGATTGGGCTTTTACTACCGAATGGGAACCTACAGGCTGGTTTGATCATGACACATGGGGTAGGGCTAAAGTAGATGCTTTCGTACATGTGGAGGGAGATAAGAACGCTAGGGTAATTGATTTTAAAACAGGTAGATACGATGGTAATCAAGAAGGACATAGAGAACAGTGTGAGCTATATGCTTCAATAGTTTTTAAAAGGCTACCAGAACTAGATACCATTACAACTGAGTTGTGGTACTTGGACCATGGTAAGCTAGATAGATATCAATATGATAAAAAAACAGTAGAGGCTAAGCGTGAAAGACTAAACGCTAGGGCTGTAGAAATGACGACGACTGAGGAGTTCCCTGCTAGACCTTCTCAGTTTAAATGTAAATGGTGCTACTTTGGCAAACAGAATATTTGCCCCAGTAGGTACGACTAAAGGAGAAATAGTATGGCAGCAGATTTTGATAAGATTAAAACTTTAACCGAACAAGATATTGAGTGTTTAAAAAACGCTGAAGTATCTTACGGTGACAGTTGGCGTAAACGTGGTGGTGTGGGTGCTTTTATGATGCTCGCACGTAAATGGGATAGGATAGAAAACCAAACTAATAAGCAAGGCTGGGATATGTTTGCAGCAATTTTTGCTGACACTAGCGACGCTGGTTTACTAGATGACATTCGTGACTTAAGAAGGTATTTATTATTAGTTGAGTCTTTCACAGGTCAGGTATTAGAAGAAGCAAATAAACAGCAAAACGATGCTAAAGTCGATGCTTGAAGCAATAGGAATAATTATGGGACTATTTGTATTAGTTAATATAATCATGGCAGTTATTATCTACATAAAGGTTAGAGGGTATTAATGCAACCTTCTTTATTCACACCTGAAACCGATTGGTTACCCCCCTCAAGTCTACCTGAGCTAAGTCAGTTTAAAGAAGTGGCTATTGATCTAGAAACTTATGACCCTCTACTCATGTCTCATGGACCGTCGTGGGCTTTTGAAGGGCAGGGGTATGTCACTGGTATAGCTATAGCGACAGAAAAGTTTGCTATCTATCTACCAATACAACATGTAGGTGGGGGTAATTTAGATAAAAGAGTAGTGACTGAATGGTTAAAGAAAGAATTGAGCCACGAAAACGATAAGATTTTTCATAATTCTTTATATGACATGGGGTGGCTTAGAAGAATGGGTGTTCATGTTGGTGGTAAAATACACGACACTATGTTTGCTGCACCTCTGGTTGATGAAAATCAATATGGGTACTCACTTAATAAACTAGGGCAAAGATATGTAGGTGAAATAAAAGATGAGACATTACTTGAAGAAGCAGCAAAAGCCTATAAGATAAATCCCAAGTCTGAAATGTATAAACTACCAGCTAAGTATGTAGGTAAGTACGCTGAGCAGGATGCAGCACTAACTTTAAAGTTGTGGCAAATACTAAAAGAGGGATTAATAAAAGAGAATGTAGAAAAAATTTATGAGTTAGAAACTAGTTTGATACCCATACTATTAGACATGAGATGGAAAGGAGTGCCTGTTGATTTAGATAAAGCAGAGTCAGTAGGTAAAAAATTATTATCAGAAGAGAAATCTATTATCCAATCAATAGAAAAAGAATATGGTGTAGCCCCAGATTTATGGGCAGCACAATCTGTTGCTGTTGTTTTTGATAGGGCTGGGTTAAGTTACCCACGCACACCTAAAACTAACGCCCCTTCTTTTGCTGGAGATTGGCTAGAATCTCACGATCACAAGTTAGCTAATAATATAGCAAGAGCACGTAAATTAAACAAAGCTAGAACTACTTTTATAGATAAGATGATATTGGAACATAGTGTTAATGGGAGAATTCATGGAGAATTACACCCACTACGCTCAGACCGTGGAGGAACTGTGACTGGTAGATTTAGTAGTAGTAATCCTAATCTACAGCAAGTACCAGCACGTAATGATTATATAGGACCTCTTATTCGTAGCATTTTTGTACCAGAAGATGGTAAACAGTGGGGTTGTTTTGATTACTCCCAACAAGAACCAAGACTAACTGTTCACTACTCTTCTATTACTCAACAAGAAGGTGCAGATGAAGCAGTAGATGCTTACCGTAATAAAGACGCAGACTTTCATCAAGTTGTAGCAGACATGGCTAACATTAGTCGTAAAGAAGCTAAGATTATTAATCTTGGTTTAAGTTATGGCATGGGTAAAGATAAACTTATATCTCAATTAGATATCTCACCGCAAGAAGCTGAAATATTATTTGATACCTTCCATAGACGAGTACCTTTTATTAAGGGTTTACGAGACCAATGTTCTAGACTGGGTAGTAATCGTGGATTTATCACAACTATATTAGGTCGTAGATGTAGGTTTAATTTATTTGAGCCAAGATTTGATAGAGAACAAGCATTACCTTATGTAGAGGCAATAGAAAAATATGGCGACGACCTTAAACGTGCGTATACATATAAAGCTATGAATAGGTTAATACAAGGCTCAGCAGCAGACATGACAAAGAAAGCTATGGTAGAACTGTATAAAGAAGGCATACTACCTCACACCCAAGTTCATGATGAATTAGATATATCGGTGGATGGTGTAGAGGAGTGTGAAAAAATAATACAGATTATGACAGACTGTGTTCCGTTAGTTGTTCCTAATAAGGTAGACGCAGAAATAGGGCACAGCTGGGGCACAGCAGTAGAGAACTACAAGGAGTTTTACAATGGTAGGTAAAAGAAAAGATTTAAGAAAAAAATATTTCGAAATATTTATGCTTTCACTCAATAGTGAGTGTACGCTCGAAGAAATTGGTGTTAAATACGGCATGACTAAACAGAGAGTATGGCAGATTGTTCGGTTTAATCATATAGGTAATGGTGATTATTACGCTGGGTATGATCTATACAATCAGGAATATAAAACTTTACTTTTAGACACAAACCTTAGTACAATAGAAAGGAACAAACTTTTACGAGAATGGTTAAGAACTAAAAATGTTCGTCTTATAAAAGGTAAAAACGATGGCACAAAAAGCTCTTCATGAAACAACAGGGTTAGCCGACTCTCCCTGTATTGGCGTGTGCACAGTAACGCAATGGGGAACTCGAACTTGTAAAGGTTGTGGCAGAACAGCAACTGAGATAAGAGACTGGTGTTCGTATACAGACTTTGAAAAAAAGTTAGTAGTTTTAAGGTGTTGGGAAGATTATCTTCCTCGTCAAAAAAGAGACTCTCTAAGAGAGCATAATAGGAGAAAAAATGAACTGGTTTAAAAAAGTATTGAAGTTTTTCACACCTCTATCTTCAGCAGAACTTCCTAATCCTTTACAGGAAATGGAAACTGTTAGGTCTAGAAATAAAAAGGGTCAGTATGTAGGGGACGATCCTACCACTCCAAATAAGAACGAAGCCTATACAAAAGTTCCTAAGAAAAGAGGCAGACCTCGTAAGAAAAAATAATGTATGAGTATAGTTGTCAAGTTAAAAGAGTTGTTGATGGCGACACTATTGACGTTATCTTGGATCTTGGTTTTGACATTCTTTATCGTGCTCGCGTCCGTCTCTACGGCATTGACACACCTGAAAGCAGGACTCGTGATCTTGAAGAAAAAGCTCGTGGTCTATTAGCAAAAAATTATCTTTCTACTAAAATAAAAGAGGCGAAGAAAATAATTATCCAAACAAAACTCAAAGATTCTAGAGGAAAATTTGGTAGAGTACTGGGCTCTGTAATTGCCGACGGCATTGATTTAAACAATCAAATGGTATTAAATCATTACGCTGTGAAATATTATGGTCAAAGTAAAAAAGAAATCGCTGAGCAGCATTTAAACAATAAAGAACTCCTGATACAAGCAGGGCTGTATGAAGTTAAATCCTGACCAAAATTTTTGCACATATTTTTTTCAAACAGCGTCTTAAAAAACTTAATGATTATCCTTTTATCATTAACGCATCTAACCTAATATTAATTTACTTACTTATATAAGGGTAAGTTATTAGCCAATGTCGGTTAATATAACGGGAGAATGTTATGGCAGCAGCCGTAGAAACAATGGCTTATGCAGGGGAAGTACCCTGGCATGGGCTAGGCGTAAAAGTTGATGGCAACTTAACGCCTGAAGAAATGTTAGTGCAAGCTGGTCTTGATTGGTCAGTTAGTAAGCGTGACATATTTACTTATGACCACGCAGACGCTGATAAGTCGAAAGACCTTATCATGGCACCTAACCACTCACTACTCGTAAGAGATAGTGATAACCAAATCTTTGGACCTTGTGGACCAAAGTTTATACCAACCCAAAACCGTGATGCGTTTACCTTCTTTAAGAAGTTTACCGACGCTGGTAATATGAGTATGTCAACCGCAGGCTCATTAAAAGACGGTCGACAAATCTGGGGGTTAGCTGAAATTGATGACAGTTTTACGCTTCCTGGAGATGATAGGGTGTTAGGTAACTTGCTTGTGTCTGTGAGTCACGAGTGGGGTAAAGCTAATGAGATTAGGTTTACGCCTATTAGGGTAGTATGTAATAACACGTTGAGTATGGCGTTAGCTGATAAAAGTCAGCCACATTTTAAAATGCCCCATACTAAAGTGTTTGACGCTGACCTTATTCTGAGTGCAGAAAAAGCGTTAGGGTTAGCTAGTGACCGTATGAAAGAGTACAAAGAAGCAGCAGAATATCTCTGCAGTCGACAGTACAATGAGAATAGCGTTATTAGTTATATAGCCGACTTAATGCAACCTAAGTTAGCTATGCAGCAGAAAATACTAGAGAACACTAAAAACGAGAAAGCCTACGCTGCACGTGCGAGTATGCTTGACGAGTTTCAAAGTGCCCCTAGTAAAGTGTATGAGGCGTTAGAACAGCAACCTGGAGCTAACCTTAAATCAAGTAAAGGTACTTGGTGGGGTGCTATGAATGCTGTTACCTTTGTCGTGGACCATAAGTGGGGTCATGACCGTGACGCAGCAATGCACAACGCTTGGTTTGGTGGGAGAGCTAGTTTAAAAACTAGAGCTATGACTAAAGCTATAGAGTATGCAGAAGCAGCATAACACTATAGAGTTTCTATGTTTCACTGCCCCTGAATATTCAAGGGTGGTGAAAGTAGAGATGCAAGATTTGCATAAAATAGAACAGGGTTATCAGCGTATTGGTGACCCTGTTTTTATGTCAAGTAAGAATACGATTACACCAATTACGAAAGCGTTAGAAGTTTACAATAAATTTTCTAAGCGTAAACTTAAAGAATTTAAAAACGAAAAAGACAGTCAGGTTAAACTGTGGAATCTATTATATAAATTAGCAATTAAACCAGAGGAGATGGACTTGAAAAGATCTTATCAAACAACTAAAGAAATAACTAAACCCAATAATTATTGTAATGAGGTGAGTGCTCGTGACCCTTACGACACTAGTCAGGAAATAAGACGCACGGATAAAATGCCTATGTCGACTAAAAATAAAGAGCGTATGAAACAGTACAATAAAATTAAAACTATTCAAGACGTTCTTGATCAAGGTATACTAGAAATTAATGACATAAAGTATGATATTAAATTAGGGTACATTAAAATTATATGAAACCAGACTATGAATTAATATGGGAAATGGTTTATCATAACCCACATGAAGTGGAAGGATCCCCTGCAAGATTACTATTGAAACTCGACAAAAATGACCCTACTGCACTGGTAGGCGATGATATGTATGATTGGTTAACCGAACATAAAGACCAAGTATCTAAGGCAGTAGTAAAAGCCATAAAAAGTAAGACAAACAAGAGTAAGTATAAATTTGTGACTATTTTTAAAATACCTTTTTATACTCAAAGCATTAATTAAAGCCCCTCTGAGCCCCTCTGAGCGTTTAGATTTAATAACCTTACCCTAAACCCTATTTAAGTAATCAACGCCTTAAAACGCCTTAAATATAATTTTAGATTTTAGTATACTTCGTATAAGATCAATATTAATATATACTAATTATATTATATAAATAGGAGATATATATGGAAGCACCTAAACTAAGCACAATGTATACCATTTCTTACGGAAGTTTTGGCGGAGAAATACACTCACGCACAGTGATGGAAGAAAAGGACATTCATTCTGAGTGTCTATTAATAGATGAAAAATTCAGCCCTGACTTTATTCAAGTTTCTGAAGTTACTGTTGAAAGTTGGTTCTACAAAGATGAGGGAGGGGTTAATAAAGAAAACAACCCCACAATTCAATGAAAATAAACTACGATGGTGATTACGCCGACATATCAGCTCAACCTGCTTTTAAAAATGTTAGTGTCCCTAGTTATGTTCACGAAGAGTTAAAAGGCTTTTGTGATGAACACGGACTAACTATGTCAGGAATTGCAGGTAAGGCGATACAGAAGTACCTTGAACAACTTGAAAACATTTTCCGTCTTATAGACAAGGAGTAAGTATGAATGAGATAGTATCTGGTATAGAAATACCACGACCACCATTTAAAATTAAATGGCATTTTGGCGATTTTGAAGTAGGGGACAGCAAAGCAATTCCTTTTGAAAATAATCAACAAGAAGTTACTCGATTCAGAGTTGCTGCGAGTGCGTATGGTAAACGCAACGGTAGAGTATATGTTAGTAGAACTACTTACGAAGATGGTAATGGGGAAGCAGGAGATATAAAAATGCTACGAGTTTGGAGAACAGTGTGAACTTTGAAATAAAAGTAATGAACTCAAAACTATTAGAAACAGCAAACGAAACTGCAATAAAGGAAGGTTACAACCGAACTTTAAATACAAAAAAGTTTTTTGAAACTGTAAGTCAATATGGCTACAACCCAGATACCGCAAAATACCCTGTGTTTCCTCTTATGCCCCATGAACATGCGGATGGAAAAATAACAGATCTTCATATGCGAATAGAAATTATTGGTCCGTACAATGAAGACGGAATGGTGATGAAAGCAGTTTTGGATTGCCCAATGGAAATTTATCAGCAATTACCAGTGTATGATTATGAAGCCAGCGAAGTCAAATCCATTAACTGAGTTATACTATGAGGTATGTATAAAAAAGAATTTTTTAAAGATTGGATACCCTATGTATACGCTGTACCTATGGAACTTCTTTTTATGTTAATTGCAGATGAATCTAAAGAAGATTGGGAAGACAGAAGAGATAGATATATCAAGTTAATATTTACATTCAAGAAATTAAATGACTAAGAAAAAACTTACGCCTAAACAAGAAAAGTTCGCACAGAATGTAGCTAAAGGAATGTCCAAAAAAGAGGCAGCAATTGAAGCAGGATACAGCGAGAAGAATGCTGTAAAAGCAGGGTATGTACTGGCTAGTGACGAGAACCCTTTAGTACAAGACAAAATAAAAGCACTACAGCTTAAAGCCTCAGAAAAAGCCAGTTTAGATTTAGCTACTCATCTCACAGATTTAAAAGACATAAGAGAAGGTGCCATGCGTAATGGTGCGTGGTCTGCTGCGGTTGGTGCAGAAGTTGCTAGGGGAAAAGCAGCAGGTCTGTACATCAACCGTAGCGAACTTGTAGTTAATAAAGTTGAAACAATGAATAAAGATCAAATACTGGAGAGAATGAAAGAAATCTATTATGATACAGGTGGTATTTTGCCTATGGGTAAAATTATAGAAGGAGACTCCACTGATTTAGATGATATAGAAGAATCGAAGAAATAAGAATAAATGATAAACAGAAATGCTGCAAAAGAAAGCGTGAGTGACGTAGCTATAGGATTAACTATTTCTTTTCCTGTGGCTTTTGTTGTGCTATCCTTAACTGATGATTGGGGGTTTAGTGTGACAGCAACAGCTTTAACACAAACGATTGTTTTTACTTTCCTAGCTTTACTAAGGAAGTATTGTGTAAGAATGTTTTTTATGAGAAATGGATAAAACTACAGGAAAAATACACTATTTAAAGGGTGCCTTAGCACACTTCACAATGGAGTTTGACTATTGGGATGAACCTGTTGTTCGTAAAACCAATAATGGTATGGTGTATGGGAGACCCAGCAGAGGATTTGGAGATGCACCGTTTGAGTATGCTGGTAAGTTTATGAATCCTGAACCGTGGACTCCTAAACTAAATTCAATAAAGCAAGTTGTAGAAGGAATGTGTTCCAAAATATTTGAAAGAGAAGTTAATTTTACCTTTTGTCTTTGTGGTTTATACACAGATGACGGAAAAGGTATACCACACCACAGTGACACAGTTCCTACTTTAGATGATATTGTTGTTTCTACTAGTTTTGGTGGACCACGTGTATTTACTTGGAGAAAATACCAAAACCCCATAAAGAACCACACCAACACTAGTGATGTCTTTTTTAAAGAAAACTTCATAAAAGAAGAAACACACTACATTTTAGAACATGGAGATGTCCTTATATTTGATGGTCATTCTCAAATGAATGCTACACATGCTGTGGAAGATTTACCTTTAGCAGAAGAAAGAATTAATTTAACTTTTAGAACTGGGCTATGACTAAAGATGTAGTAAAAATGATTTTTGAAATGGAAAACGCTGTAGAGTCTAATTACCCTGAGATTAGATCCGCAGCCAGTAAAGCATTACACTCAGGTAAAATTATGGGCTTTTCTATAAATAGACCCAGCAAAGATAAACAAGAAAGATTAACTAAATTGGAGAAAAAATAATGTCAAATATCAAAGAACTTATGCCTTATCGCTTAAAAAACACTTTGTTGGGCGTTCAGGGGGAGTGGCTGGTAGATAAAACTACCCTCGCCCTTGTGCAAGATTCCGAAAACGATATAGAACAATACGAAATACATGAAGGACAAAACGATCTAACTACTACGCTACAAGAATATGTAACAGAAGTATTACCAGATGTTTTTACCATGCCATTATTTACTCAAGAATTTTGTGAAATGATGTTAGATGAAATAAAACACATGGAACATTATCTTGGTTTTGAACCTAACTCTAACGAAGATTTTTTACGTCAAATACCAGAAATTACTCTTCACGATAACTGCCCACCTCTATTTGAAAATTTATGGTCGGTAGTCCTAAACTACCTCAACCCTGCATTTATGGCGTTATGGCAGAGATACTCCGTGCGTCCTGGGAGTATACAGTTGGCTAACTATAATATAGCCGACAAGCAACAGGGGGCTTGGCATCATGATACGTCTGCAGATATTAGTGTTGTGGTGCCCCTGAATACTAGTGGGTATAAAGGCGGAGGAACTGAGTTTCACCGTAAAGGAATTGTAGACCCCCTACCCAGCGGTACAGCTTTAATGTTTCCTAGTTTTAGCCACATGCATCGTGGTCTACCTGTTGAAGAAGGAGATAGATACTTGCTTGTGTTTTGGTTAATGGGTAATTTTGATTAAAAATATTCCCTTGTCATCCAAAAGCTATGTGTGCCAGATGGCGTAATCGAGGTGAATGTGTGTGACGCTCGACAAGGTCATAAGTGTTTTTTATTTTTTTATGTACACTTATGTAATATGTATATAATGGGCTAATTCACCACTGGCACAACTTTTTGAGTATGCTTTACAATATTTACGATGTTAGGCTTAATACTACTAGGTTATAAACTACCTACAAAGCAGGCGTTTGATCAGTCAAATAAGGGTAGGCTTAGATACAAGTTAAAATACGTTGCGTGGCGAGACTTGATGGTTTATAGCTTAGATGGTGTTTTTTAGCAGACTAGTCAAAGCTGAGGATATAATCAGATGCGAGCTATACTCAGATTCACCGTCGCTACTAGGTTAAGGGTGGGGCGTAAGTCGCCAACGAGAAGACTCTACTTTGTAAGAGGTGAAAAATCCATAGGCAGAGAAACTATCAGTCGCCAAAAAACGCATTATCTCCTGCTCTTAACTTAGTAGTCTTTTTACCCCACTGTCCTTTATTTCTTTTAAGATCTAGGGCTTAATAGTATTAGGTAGTTAAGGGTTAGAGTCTCCCCCCTTTTTAAGACTTTTTCCGTTTATTAGCTTGACTAC